GGATAATAGCAGTTTGGCCATAGATTTTTGATGTCATATTGTAAAAAATTACTAAGTTTTGCAACTTGATCATTTTTCCTTCCCCACAAGTCTTCTGACACCACAGCTAGTGTGTTGAAAACAGATTTAAAACGCTTATATCTTTTTACAAACTCACAATTTTCGTCAAAATTACCTTTTGTGAGATAATTCCAGTAAAAATGTTTGGAAGTTGGATGATTTTTGCGTAAATTTTCATCATTTTGATATTTGTGAGACAATTCGCTGTATAATCTACGGACTGGATCTCTAAAAATTATCAAAACCTTGATTTCAAAGTGTTTTTTTAGTTTTGGGGCAATTTTTTCTAAAAAATTTAGTGGTATTTGAGCAATACTGTTTGAAAAATCAGCAACATATGAATATTCGTGTTTTATTCGCTCATAATGGCGAGTATAATATTTAATATAAGTCTCTAAAGTTGGTTTTTGATATAATTCGTGAATTTCGTCAAGATTTTGATGAAATGCATATTTACTTTGTCTTCCCCACTCGTATTTCCAAACTGGACTCATAGAATCTCTTATCAGATTCTCATAATCAGGTTTTCTCCACTCCCAAGCGTTTTTACTGTATAAATGATACAAAAGATGGTCTTCTTTTTTCAATCCTACGTGAGCACATTTGTTGGAACACTGTAAAGTCATGTAAAGTGGACTTGTCGCACTCCAACCAGTGCCTGCACATATAATTAGAGGAACTTTCATGAAACCAGTCTTATTATTAAACGTAGGGACTTGTTTTTCTGCAACAACTCCTTTGTGGTATACTTTATCACTTGATAATATGTATGTTCATACAGGGCACACAAAAGCAAATGGTTATCTTTGGGGATTATTTACAAAAGATAGTAATATAGAGAAAAATTTAGTAAAAAGAGGGGAAATCATAAAGAGAGATAGAAATAAATCAGAAATGTTGGCGTATATGGAAAAAATGAAGTCAAAAGAGTTTAGGGAATGTCATAAACCTCTCATACTCACCAAATGGTCAAAATACGTTAAATTTAATGGTGATTTGTTCTCAAAAAATCTTAAATTACAAAAATATATTGATTATTACTTAGAACATTACAATTATATAAAAGATGATTACGTTGGGGTTGCTGATTTTACAAATAGCAACGCAGCACTACCAAAAAAATTCATAAGTTGCATTTCTGGCGAATTATTGAATAATTTTGATGTAAAAGTAACTATGATCTTTAGAGACCCTGTGAGGAGATTATTTTCTGCTTCTAATAGAAAATCTCAACTTGAAGGACATAGAGATCCCGTCAATATGATTAAAAAATGGGTAAAAGGTCAGATGGAGGCGAATGTTTACTATTCGGACATTTATAAAAAATGGTCTAGTGTATTTGGTAAAGAAAGAGTTCATATGATTGTTATGGAGGAGTTTTGGGCAGGTAAAATTGAACCACTCTCTAATTTTTTAGATTTTCCAATAAAAAAAATTCACGAAAACGCATATTATCCAGATATGGGAGTAAATGCACCACATTATGATTATTTGTATGATCAGTGGGGATCTGACATAGTTACATTAGATAATCAGTTGTACAAATACCTTTACAAGCGTATTAGTTTCGTATATGATGAATTTTATGAAACCTTTGGTTATATTCCAGATATGTGGGGGAAATGAAACCAGTATTGCACATTAATGCAGGGGTAGGATGGTCTGCCACTAAACCTCTTGCAAGAACCTTTCAAAAAGTAAAATATTGCCATGCAGGTGAGACAACAGAAAATAATATGTTGTATTACATTTATGAGACAATTTACAAACCTGATCATGCAAATCATTACTGGCATACAGAACATAAGCACAGACGTAATAAAGAAGGTAAGACAATGAGTTTTGTAAGAAAAAACACTACTTTAGAGTGGTATATTGAATATATGAAGAGTTGTGTAAAAGATGGATATAAAGGTGTAAGCGATTTCTCAAATGCCAATAGTGATTTACCACGAGAATTCATAGAGCAAATTGCACCCATTTTACAAGAAGAATTTGATGTGCGTGTGACTACGATTTGGAGACATCCAGTCAGAAGGTCATATTCTCAAATTTCAAGTCATTATATTAATTTGACAGTCGATAATAATCCTCAACTCAAGTATGTGAACGAAGATTTTATAAATGAGCAAAAAAATAAATTCGGGCAAGAAATAAAGAGGAAATATCCCGATAGCATTTCATATTGGAAAAATCAACTTGTCAAACCATCACGTTTCTTCATTCCTGATTATGTTTCTATATTTGAGTCATGGAGTGTATTTGATAAAGTATATCCTGTTATTATGGAGGAGGCATGGGAAGATCCCACATCACTATCAAACTTTATAGAACATGAAATTGACGAAATGTTTACTAACGCATATTACCCAGAGAGAGGAACAAAAAGTCCAAAAATAAAACATCAACGACATCAATGGGGAAGCGATATGCAAGATTTGTCATCTGATGATCTACAAGAAGGTAGAGAGAAATTGAATTGGGTATATAAAAATTTTGATGAAAAATTTGGATATATACCTTACCAATGGGAATTACTATGAAAAAATTATGGGAATGGATAGTGGGCGAATACAAATTATGGAAATTGCGTCGCCAAGACCCATATATCTATGAAGATGACGATTAATTTATGATTGGTTTTAGTGAAGGTTTTCATGACGCAGCAGTAGCTGTTGTCAATGATGGAAAGATTTGTTATGCAACACACTCAGAAAGATACTCTAAAAAGAAACATGACAAGCATTTAGATGTCACAGCAGCATCTACAGCAAGACTTTTATCAACTGACGGTAAGATAGCGTTTTACGAAAGACCATGGTTGAAAAAAACAAGACAATTTTTTGCAGGGCAGAAAGCGTGGTATAGGGAAAGACACCTATCTCTTAAACCCACTGAATATCATAGTCATCATAAATCACACGCAGCAGCAACGTTTCAGACTTCACAGTTTGAAGAAGCAGCTTGTGTGGTAGTAGACAGTATAGGTGAGTGGGATACTACATCTATATGGACTGCGAAGTACAAAGAAGGAAAGGCAGTATACAAGAAGGTATGGTCGCAGTGGTATCCGCAATCTATAGGGTTATGGTATTCTGCACTTACCAAGTGGGCGGGATTGCGTCCTTTAGATGAAGAGTATATCTTTATGGGAATGGCAGCATATGGTAATCCAACCCATATGAATGTGGTTGAGCGACAATTGCATAGAAACAACCATAAAGGAGCGAGGATTGGAAATTATGATAAGTGTGATATCGCAAAGAGTGCTGAGAGAATACTTCAATTAGAACTAAACACTATATTCGCAAAAGCAGCAAAGTATAGTAATAACATCTGTTATGGTGGTGGTGTTGCCTTGAATTGTGTTGTAAACACAGGGTTGAGGGAAATGTATAATCTTTGGATTATGCCTTGTCCTGGCGACGCAGGGGGTGCTCTGGGGGCAGCATGTCTTGCATATGGTGGCAAGGTTGATTTCAATCCTTACCTAGGATATAATATACAAAAGTTATGTGATCCAAGGAGAGTTGTAGATGAACTCCTCGAAAAAAGAGTCGTGGGGGTTGCGAATGGCCGTGCTGAGTATGGTCCTCGTGCTTTTGGTAATCGAAGTTTACTGGCGGATCCAAGGCAAGCGAGCACAAAAGACTTAGTAAATGAAATCAAACGACGAGATAAATTCAGACCCTTTGCCCCTGCAGTTTTGGAGGAGCATTGTCAGGACTACTTTGATATGCCTTCCTCATCGAGATACATGTCCTATGTCTATAAGTGTAAGCAACCAAAGGCGATACCTGCTTGTATACACGTCGATAATAGTGCGAGGGTACAAACGGTTCCTAAAGAATCAATAAGCATCTTGAGACCGATTCTAGAGGCATGGTACGCTCGTACTGGTTGTCCTGTATTGTTAAACACATCACTGAATATAAAAGGAAAACCTATGGTAAATACAATCGAAGATGCAAAATTATTTGAGATGAAGTATGATGTCACTATTTTTTAGTGGGTGTAGCATCACATGGGGGGATGAATTAGAAGATAGGTTGAATGAGAGATATAGCACTCTTGTTTCTAATCATTATGGATGTCAACATTATAACTTATCAGAACGTGGTATTAGTAATGATAATATTGTTAGGAATGCTATCAAGTATCTTCAAAATTATAATCCAGACGTAGTTATCATACAATTTACAGTAGCGTCAAGAATGGAGTATTATCAAGTAAATGAAAAAATTTGTAGATTTACAATCCAACCTACATTCATACCACCTGAGTTGAAGCAAACTCATAGAGATTATTATACAAAAGTATATAATGAAGTGTTAGGTGTGGAAAATATGTGGAAAAACATTTTTCTATTTGATGCATATTGTAAGAGTGTTGGTCAAAAGTATATTTCATTAGTAGCAGATCACTTTGACCCATCAATCAGAAAACCAGAAAAGTTCTATAAATTTGGAAACGGATATTGGAGAGGTTTATGTAAAGATTATGAACCAGTATGGATGCATATGGGTTTATTACAACATACTAAAGAAAACCCAAATTATTATGCAAATGGTCTATCTGGTGGGCATCCAAGTGCAGAAGGACACAAAGTAATAGCAAATAAAATCATTGAGTTGATAGACACTATATAAAGTGTTATAATGATTATGACTGAACTCTAATTATGGCTAAAGGATTTAAGGTGGTGTCTAAACCACCCCATGAGAAAAAAGATGAATTTGACATTGAAGCAGCAAAAAAACTTTTACAAGGTAAAAGTATTGTATTCTGTTTACCTGGCAGAGGAGTTTCATACGTTTTTCTAAAGAATTTCGTATCACTCTGTTTTGAGTTAGTGCAAAATGGAGCAAATATACAGATAGCACAAGACTATAGTTCCATGGTGAACTTTGCAAGATGTAAATGTCTTGGTGCAAATGTTTTACGAGGACCTGATCAATTACCTTGGGATGGTAAGTTAGAATATGATTATCAACTGTGGATTGACAGTGATATAGTATTTACAAATGAAACTTTCTACCGTGTGCTTGCTATGCAGAAAGATATCGCAGGTGGGTGGTATGCAACTGAGGATGGTAGAACTACATCATGTGCACATTGGTTAGAAGAAGATGATTTTAAGGAAAATGGTGGGGTTATGAATCATGAGATGGTAGAGGGTATCATCAAACGTCGTAAACCATTTACTGTTGATTATTCTGGATTTGGATGGTTACTTATCAAGAAAGGAGTATTTGAGCACCCTGAGATGAAGTATCCATGGTTTGCTCCACAGATGCAAGTATTTGACTCTGGAGAGGTGCAAGACATGTGCGGTGAAGACGTATCATTTTGTCTTGATGCAATTAAAGCTGGTTTTGAAATATGGATTGATCCGCAGTGCAGAGTAGGTCATGAAAAAACTAGAATCATATAGATAGGTCAGATGATAAACATAACTGACATGGAATTATATGATATCTATATCAAAGGAAGTAAAGAGTTCAGTTCAATATCAGAGGAGGAGATGCTTGAAATAACGCAAGAATTAGCTGACGATTATTACAAAGAAGGGTTTCCTCATCCCGATGAGATTGAGGTGAGATACCTTGGACATGAAGAAGACCCCCAGTAGGGGTCTTTTTTTGTCTCTAAATAATGATAAATATACCCAGACTATAATTTTCAGTGCCTGCACAGAGGTTTTCACAAGGATTTAAGGATATTTCCTTATCTTTCAAAAGACATCCAGTAACAAATGACATACTCGTGCTCAAAAATGAGGATGCCATAAAACGGTCTGTGCAAAATTTGGTTCGTATTATAAGAGGTGAAGTTTTTTTTAATGAATTATTAGGCACAAGAATAAGTGGGTCGCTTTTTGAGTTGGCAAACAGTGATTA